GGGAAGCAGCCATCCAACAATCTTATGCTCAGACAGAACCCTTGTTTGTAGCCCATGAATATGTCCTAGGTCAGCTCTATCAAGCTATAATTGATGCTGCCCTATACGTAGAATCTAAGAAGCCTCAGTCCACTCTCAGCTACATCACTGATGAGGGAGAGGCTGCATTTGTTACAGTGAATGGATCTGATTTGAAATTCCGTGATTTGAAGGTGTTCCTCACCAACCGTCCTGAGGATACACAGATGTTCAATGAGCTTCGTCAACTTGCTCAGCCACTTATACAAAATGGTGGAAGCTTGTACGACGTGATTGAGCTGTACAGCACCAAGTCTATGAGGGCTATGAAGAAGGTGTTCAAAGAGCTGCGTGATAAGCAAGACGCTATGCAACAACAGCAAATGCAACAGCAACAGCAGCAAATTGAACAACAAAGAGAGATTGCAGTGGCTCAGATTCAACAGGCTCAAGTTCAAAAAGAACAGGAGATAGCTAATGAGAACTATCAGAACGAGCTTGATAGAATCAACAAGAAAGAGATTGCCCTCATTGCTGCTGAGTCTAAAGCTGGTCCTCTTACAGATATTGATGCAAGCGGTACACCTGATGTATTGGAAATCAGCAAGTTAGCTGCAGAACAGTCTAAAGCTGGCAGAGAATTTGAAGCAAAGATGGCTGACATCAATAGTAGAAACAAGCTGGCTGCTGAGAAGCTAGCTGTTGAAAGAGAAAAGCTTCAGGTGGCTAGAGAGAACCAGAAGAATGACCTAGCCATAGCTAAAGAGAATGCGAAGGGAAGAGCGAAGAAACCTAAAAAAGAATAATGGATATCAACGAGATATTAGATAATGACATCATGGAGTTTGATCCAACACCTCATGAGGACATTACAGCCTGTATACAAGCAATGGGTGTTGTTGAGGACATGGACACTGTTTTGTTGTCTGAAGAAGAGGTTGAGATGGTGAGTGGAATAAAAAAGATGTCATTATTAATTACTTATCAGGCTCTTAAAGAAATATTTGAAGCAAGTCAATATGGAAATAACAAACCCACATAAGGTAGAGCATCGTAAACTAGGCAGAGAAAAAGCTCATGGACTAGCCTGGGATGATAAGAACAAGATAGAATTAGATGTAAGACTTAGTGGTTATAGGTATTTACTCACCGCCCTACATGAGCATTTTCACTTAAAACACCCTGACTGGAGCGAGACAAAGGTTAGTAAAGAGTCCTCCAAGACAGCCAGATTTCTGTGGAAACTTGGTTTTAGATGGGTAGAATTAAAGTGATTTAGTTAGAGTAAATTATATTAATGCTATATTATCGCCAAAAACAGGCATAATAGCTACATAACTCTTTGTTATTCAATAGGGTTTATCTACTTTTACACTACATAAACCAATCAAAAACAACTACATATGGCTGAGAATGTTGATATGCAGTCGTTTAACTTTAGTATCCAAGACACCATGGAAATGGGACTTGGAAATGCTGAACTTCTAAACGACCTAGTAGGTCCTGAAACTGCTAGTGGAAATCCTGATGAACTTAAGGAGATTGTGAAAGAGGCAACCCCTCCCACAGCTCCTGAACCCGCTTCCCCTAAGGGAAAGGAAATTGCTGCTCCTGCTGGAGAAGCTGATTCACAGGAAACCCTCAAGAACTTCCTTCTGGACGCTACAGATGAGGAAGAGGAAACCACTGATAATCAGGAAGTTACACCAAAGAAAGCTGCTCCTAAAGCTCCAAAGGCTGGAGAGCTGAAACAAGAAGATGCTCCTGCTGATGAAGAACAACCAGCAGAAGAAGACTCTACACAATTTGGTGCTTTAGCAAAAGACCTGTTTAAACTAGGTGTATTCTCCAAAGATGAAGAAGAAGAGGATGTAAACATCTCCACTCCTGAAGAGTTTCTGGAAAGATTCCAGAATGAAAAGAAGAAAGGAGCTGTTGAGATGGTACAAAGCTTCATCGGACAATTTGGTGAAGACTATCAACAAGCATTCGATGCTATATTCGTAAAAGGCGTTAATCCCAAAGAGTATTTTGGGACATATAATAATGTAGTGAGTTTTGCCGAAATGGACTTGTCACAAGAGAATAATCAAGTGGCAGTGATTAAGCAAGCTCTGGCTGACCAAGGGTTTGAGCCTGAAGATGTTAACACAGAAGTTGAAAGACTCAAAAACTACGGTGATCTGGAATCTGTTGCTACCAAACACCACAAGGTGCTGGTAAAGAAAGAAGCCCAAAAGCTTCAACAGATGGAACAGAAGGCTGAACAAGAACTTCAGCAAAGACAAGCAATTAAAAATCAATACATTAGTAACGTTCAGCAAGTCCTACAAGATAAGCTGAAAACTAAGGAGTTTGATGGTATTCCTATCAATCCCAAACTAGCTGGTGAACTACAAGACTTCCTACTGGTGGATAAGTACAAAACAGCGTCTGGAGAAACCCTCACAGACTTTGATAAAACTATCCTGGAATTGAAGAGACCTGAGAATCATGCAACGAAGGTGAAGGTTGCTCTCCTCCTCAAGATATTGGAAAAAGATCCCACTCTATCCACCATTCAAAAGACAGGCGTTACAAAACGATCTAACGAACTGTTTGGGGAGGTAGCCAGACAAGTGACAAAGGTTAAGAGCACACCTGCTCAACAACCTAAGACAAATTCATGGTTCTTATAATTTTCATTAAATAAAAGGATAACAAAATGGCAATTCAAACAATCCCAGGATTAACTGGCTTTACTTATGCCCGCGTGGCCTCTATGGACAAGCGTGCTGTAGGTAAACTCACTGATGCTAACCACCTGGAGAGCTTCCACTCAACTGAGCCTGCTGATTACGACAAGAAAATCATCAGCCTCTATACACAGAGCTCTCTGTATAGCAACGACTTCCTGGACATGATCAACAAGAGCACGCCTTATTACATTGATAATAATAGCGATGCTTGGAAATGGCAGGTGGCCGTTCCCTACAAATTCCCCAAAATCATTGATGTTCCAACTAGCACAGCTGAGCTGAGCAAGCCTGGTATTGATGGTCAAGAGTTCCAACTGATCCTCGACACTAACGAGTTCTCTAAGAACGCTATTGTGTCTGTAGGTTCTCGTCAGTATGGTCCTCGTTTCTATGTGATTAAAGATCCCGTTCCTTGGAACATGGGCTTCTTGTACACATTCACTTTGGTTAGCGACAATCCTACAGTGGATTTCGTTAGCTCTACATTCCTTCAGTATGGTATTGAGCTTGAGCTGGTAGATGCTGCAATCGGTGAATTCGATCAGGATCTGCTGGGTCTTCCTCGTTTGGGAGAGCAAATCACTATGTTTGAATCTTTGGGTTCTGCATATGGTTTCGAGCACAAAATCACTGAATGGGCTGATGACAAAATGATGCGTGACTCTGCTGGACGTCCTTTGGATATCCTGGTGTATGCTCCTCAGCGTCGCAATCAGCTTCCCCTCACTCGTAATGATGTTAAGTGGGAGCCATTTATTGAGTTCTGGATGCGTAAGTCTATGCTTGAACTGAAAGTTAAGCGTATGATTTGGTCTCGTCCTGGTACTGTAAAGACCAACGGATCTAAGCAAGAGCTCAAGCGTACATCTGCTGGTGTTTACCACCGCATGCGTAACAACGGTAACCTGGTTCAATACAACCGTGGTGAATTTTCTGCCAACCTGATTCGTTCTGTGTTTGGTGACCTGTTCTATCGTCGTGTGGATGTTAAAGATCGTCGTGTTAAAATGTACACTAACGAAGCTGGATTTGACGTGTTCCAACAAGCTTTGAAGACAGACGCTTTGAACAGTGGTCTCACCTTCATGGCTGATAGCGGAAACCGTTATATGCAGGGAGAAGGACAACACATCACTTACAACTTTGCATTCGATGCAATGGTTACTCGTGAGACTGGTCGTGTTGAACTCATCCACCTGAAAGAACTTGACCTGCCTCAGTCTAACCTGGAATTTGGACAGAACAAGAAGTCAACCCCTGTATTCATGGTGTTTGACGTATCTCCAATGTCTGATGGTTCTTTGGTTAACAACATCCGTGAGGTGCGTATGAAGGGTGCTCCTTCTATGACTTGGGGATATATTGATGGAACTCGCCACCACTTAGGCTTTGCTAAGTCTCAGGGTATGAGCTCTGCCAACAAGTTCCCTGGTTACGAGATCTGGATGAAAGACCGTTGTGATGTATTCATTGAAGACCTGTCTCGCACAGTGTTGATTGAAGAAATCCCACAGTTCTAATAAGACAACAGCTTTACGCTGTTCTTATAAACTACCGAGAAGAGAATGCCCCCCACACTTCAGAGTGGGGGAGCTCTTCTCAAACTACAGAGATGGGGATTGGGAAATTCCCAATTGCCATGAGGTTCAGTCCTCACATCTCTGCAAATAAACCAAACAAAATAAACTACATATGGGCAAGATTGGAAAAGTCTCAACAATCAAGAAAGAGTATAACAACTCACAACTTCAGACTATGCAAGGTGGTCTTGCATTAAGAGGATTCACACGTATTCCTGGAACAGGGGTGTTTAAGTATCCTTACAGAGAACTAGATGGTAAATACAGAACAGGACTTGATCCTGATGCTGCTTACATCCGCAGAATTCAAGACCCTCTTGAGAGAGAAATGGAAATTGAGCGTGTTACAGCTCTGAAACAAAGACTTGAAAAAGATCTTGGAGATATTGATTTAGGTCCTCGTTCTCAGTTTTGGAACTATGGACTTTCTACATCAAACCAAGATTCACTACACGTTCAGCCTGTAAAACTGCTGGATGGTGATAACTTCTTTGACTTAGGTATTCCCTTCCAAGAGCTAGCTTTTGCATGGTTGCGTGTGCATCCTACAATTGCTTCTAGCTACCAAGCTTGGGAGCGTGGTGAGTTTCCTGCTGACACTCAGTTCTATGTAGCTGATGATGAAGTGGAAAATGCTGTTCTGTTTAAGAAGAAGCAACTTATCAATAAGGCTATTGTCAAGTTTGACAGTATGACTCCTGAGAAGAAAAAGAAAGTGGCACGTTTGTTGGGACTGCCTGTTACAGACAACACTACAGAAGAAGCTGTGTACAACCAGGTTGATAACCTGTTGAAACAGACAGAGTTCAAGAATGGTAAATACCAAGGACTCTCTCCTGTAGAAGTGTTTAACAGATATGCAGACATGAGAGAAAACTTGCTCCATATTAAAGACTTGGTTAAACAAGCTCTCACCCACTCCATCTACAGAGCTAGACCTAGTGGTAAGATTTACGAGGGTGAGTTTGAAGTGGCCAAGGATGAAGATGATTTAATTAAAACGCTTGCTGACGATGATAATCAGGACATGCTCCTGACTCTCGAAGGTAAGCTGAAAACTAAGAAACTAGCTGCCTTATGATACCAGTAGATAGTTTATTGTACAAGATTGACCAACGACTAAATAAACTATCTACCAACGTTCATCAGCAGATCAACCTGGAGGATAAGATTTTAGCCCTCAATGAGGCTCAAATCAAGCTGATAAAACAAAAGGTTGATGGTATTAGCGTAATTAGTGGACTGGGTCTTGACTCATTTAAGAAGCGTTACGAAGATTTACAAAGTCTCGTAATCACATATAATCACCAGCCTCTTGACCTACAGGTTAAGAACGCTGAACTACACCAATGGTTCGCTAATCTGCACCTTCTTGTTCCTAAGTACATGTTCTACATAGACGCTTATGTACTAGCTGACAAGGGGGTGTGTAAGGACAGAAAGATCTGGATAAACAGAGACTTGGCTAAACACGGCGATCTTCAGTTCATTCTGAATAATGATCACTACAAGCCTTCCTTTGAGTATCAAGAAACATTCAACTTTCTATCTTCTGACGAGATATCAATCTTTACAGATGGTACATTTACCCCCAGTAAGATATATCTCTCCTACATGAGGTATCCTCAATACATTGATAAGACAGGATATGTAAGGTTTGACGGTGTGCCATCTGTTGATTCTGACTGTGAATTAGAAACCTACCTAGAAGATGAGTTGCTAGACCTAACAGTACAAAACCTGGCTATGTACACTGAAAATCAATCTGCTGTACAAAGCTCTGTGTATAGAATTCAAACGAACGAATAACATTTTTAACAATTAAAATAAAGCAAAATGGCTGATTTTTCATTAACTACGCTCTTCGTAGTTCCTGCTGGTTCGGGCGCACCTAGTATAGCCAGTAGCGGATCTACGCAAGACCTTACCCCTGGACAAGTGGGTATTTTTAAAGCAGACTATGCTGTAGCCACTGCTGGTAACATTGCTGCCTCTCCCTACTTTTATGTAGCTCAGGGACGCACAAATACCTATCTGCAAGGTTCCAAGCGCTCTGACAAGATTAAAGGATGCGCTACCGCTAATTGCACAAGCAATGTAACTGAATGGTACAAAACTGTAGGTTGTCCTACTGCTGCCACTCAGGTTACTGATGTATCTGGATGGAACGTACAGTGTGGTGACATTGTTACCCTCACTCTCCGTGCTCACTCTAGCTACATTGATACATTGTACTTCAACGGTTTCACTCGTAGTGTAACTGTTCAAGCTCCTTGTTGCGAGTGTGGTGGAGATCCTTGTACAATTGTAGATGTGCCTGCTCTGATTGACCAGTTCATCTATCAATTGGAACTCCAAGCTCCTGGTAACAACCCTGACAACATCTCTTTCAACACATTCTATCAGTTCCAGCGTATTGGAAATGATCAGAACGCTATCCTGCGTATTACAGGTAAACCCCTGACTAAGTACGGACAGCCTTGTGATGTTGCAGCGTTCCCTTGGGAGTATGACCGCATGTGGTTCCGTACATTCGTGTACAATGGACCAGCAACCACAGCTGACTTCATCGTGGCTGATGCTTGTAACATTGTAGCTGATGCTACCATTATTCAGCGTGCTTCTTATCCCAGCGGTACATCTGCTGAGATTGCACAACTGGAGAAGAACTTCTACAGCTACCAAGCTGGTTACTTGAAGCACCTCTACAGAATGAATGGCTACAATGAGAACTTTGAGAGCTGGGTAAGTGATGGTACCACTTACAACACCTTCAACATCCGTTTCAACGAGTATGACAAAACTGCTTACCAATGGGGTGACTACATCATGGAGGATAGCAGAGTTATCATCGCTGTTCAAAAAGGATCTGCTGAAGAAACTGCTCTTGAAGCTATCCTTGAGGCTGCGTTGGGAAATGTAGTGGCTGATAATGATTGTGTTACTACCACATCTACCACCACTACCATTTGGCCCACTACTACTACCACATCTACTCTGATTCCGTAATAGTAGGAAGCTAGGAAACAAAATCATATAACCTAAGCCAGAGGTGAGAGGATACAAACTCAGATCCTCTGGCTTATTTATTTCAAACAACATGGCAGATTTGAAATTAGACATATTAGTGATTCCTACATACAATACACTAACATTAGGAATTGCTGATGCTTCTGTCTATCCTACTAATCCCCCTGTTGTTTCTGGAGCCACTATTGAGATTAACGTTCCTGGTTTTGGTATTGTAATGAGACCATTCAGCGTTAATGACTTCAACATTTTCAACTCTTCAAATCTAGGCATCACTGCACCAGGAGTGGAACAACCTCTTCCTGATGGAGTGTACCATCTAAAATACTCTGTAGCACCTGCATACATCAACTTTGTAGAAAAGTCTATCATGCGTGTGGAAAAGCTGCAAGAGAAGTTTGATGGTGCATTTATGAAGCTGGATATGATGGAGTGTGATAGGGCTATTAAAACCCAAGCAAAGGTGGATCTTACATCCATCTATTTCTTTATTCAGGGTTCTATAGCTGCAGCTAACAACTGTGCTACACAGGAAGCTATGAAACTATATGCCCAAGCGGACAATATGTTGGATAACTTCCTCAAGAACAATTGTGGATGCTCTGGAAACAACTACATAATAAACTTCTCATAACATGGCAAGTTGTCGTAATTGTGGAGCTAAATTTGGCTGTGGGTGCCAGCTTATCAATGGCTTATGCGCAGCCTGTAATGCAGCCACTAAACAAAGCAAAAACTTTATAAGAAATGTTGTCGCCAAGGCTCACAAATTGTCCAGAATGTGCTAACATTCCTTCTCTGATTGCAGAGATAGATTGTAAGATTGCCAACCTGGCTAACAATTTGTATAATAATGTTGTATTTATTTTAAACCAACCTGTCCCTGGTGGGACCATGTTGGACCTCCTAAACTATAGGAGGATTCTTGTTTATAAGTATTGCAATCCCCATTATAATGCTGAGTTCACTGTGAACATGATTGCCAGCAGAGTTAAAATTCTAAAATTTAGATAAATGTCTTGTTCAAATTGTTATAACGGCTGTACAGAAATTGTATCAGATCAGTGTGTCAAATATACAGGAGTGGATGTTCCCATCTTAGGGATTAAAACAGGAGACTCTCTGTCATATGTTGAACAAGCTCTGATTGGATTTCTTGTATCAACGCTCAATGGAAGCGGTATTAAGCTAGATATCAACCCACAAATCATTTGTGAGATTGTTAATAAGAATCTAGTGGAGTGTGAAGACCTCACTCTCATTAACGTGATTCAGGCACTTATAAAAGCCATCTGTGAACTTGATGAAAGACTCACCACTCTTGAGGGTGAATTCGCAGCTCTAGAAGGAGCTTACACAGTGGATTGTCTTGATGGTGTAAGTAGCACCTCAGGAACACATGCTATTCTTCAGGCTACCATTACAAAGCTTTGTGATCATATTGTTGATTTTGAGGCTTTTGTGTTAGATGTTGAGACCAACTATGTAAAGAAATCAGAGCTCTGTGCCCTGGTGGCAGCTTGTGCACCAAGTCCTGGTGCAACGCAGTATAAGGACAGAATGGTTCCTTATGCAGTGGTTGAATACTATGGATCTCTGACCAACTTTGATTTGACAGGCGCAGGTATTCCTGCTAACGGATTTGAAGACATCTACCTGTGTAACGGAAACAATGGTACTCCTGACAAGCGTGGAAGAATCCCTGTAGGAGCTATTCAAGGTGTTCCTGGTGGTGCTCTCAATCCTGCTGTAGATCCTGCTATTGCTGGTAATCCTAACTATGCATTAAATGGAACAACTGGTGCTAACATTATTACACTTACATCTGCTCAGATTCCTGCTCACACTCACACTGCAACTGTAACAATAACAGATCCTGGACACACCCACTTTATTGCTAATCCTGGTGACACTAGCACATTGTTAGACTCAACTCACAGTGCTGCCAGAGGACATTCTACAGGTGGAAACCTTGGGTATGATCTTGTAAATACAACAGGAACTACAGCCACTGTGGGTCTCACTGATAATAAAACTACAGGTCTTAAAGGTAGTGGCCCTGATCAAAATGTTTCTGTGGTCAATGCTTCTGTAGGAGGCGGTCAGTCTCACAGCAACATTCCTCCAGTGCTTGCTTGCTACTACATCATGTATATTCCATAATAGCTTAAAATCTTCATATAATGTCTTGCAATTGCACACCCACCGTCCCTGTAGATCCCTGTAACGTACAACCTATTGCAACAAATAATGTTTCGTACAGTGGTCCCAATCTCTCCTGCACAGGAATTAATACATGTGATACAGTTACTGTTGCTTTTGAAAAGGTGAATGAGGAAATTTGTGATCTACAAAGCGAACTGATTGCTCTTCAGAACCTTGTAAATAGTTTGACAACTACCACCACAACTTCCACTACAAGTTCTACAACTACCACCACAACAACAATACTTTGTCCTTCTTGCAGTTTCTACTCTGTGACAAATGAAAACCTCACTCCTGCAGAAGTTATATACTATGCCTGCGGAGGGTTTTACAACACTGCTGTTGTAGGTAGCTTTAGTACAATTTACATATGTGCTTGTACAGGCACTGTGGTGATTCCTCCTATTCCTGGCGTATCTTCTGCAGATTTGGGAGATTGTCCTACAACAACAACCACCACAACACTTATCTAATAAACCATGATAGTAACAATTACACTAACGGTTGCAGGGTCTGAAACAGGACCTTTTAACCTGTATTCAGATGTTGATGGATACACAGGAGCCTTTGAAACAGGTGTGGCTAAAGCATCTCTTTTGGCTGGATATACAAGTAATCTTGTTCCTAACGGAACCACCATTATCAGAGTGATGTCAGACAATCCTCCTCTGTGTACAAACTTTATTGATATTCCCATAGTGCCCTGCACAACCACCACTACAACCACTACAACCACCACTACAACCAGCACTA